GTATCTTTCCTTGTTTATATAATAGTGATAATGATTGAAGAGAAGCTTTATAGCCTTGAGTCACTCCATCCATCTCTAATCTTAAGTATTTAGCTGCACCTGCTAGAGGTACAGAGTGTTCTCTAAATCCGTGGATAGGAGCATACTTAGTCTTATCAGTAATAGGTAGAGTTTTATCCCTAAACAATGAAGTAGCTCCTCCAAACAGATAAGATATTCCTGATAATGTAGGATTAAGTTTAAATGTAGGTGAGATATTAGGTACTTGTTCGAAGTCCTTATATACTCTAAGTCCTACATCAGTGCCTTGACCTCCTGATACTACTAAGATTAATCTCTTTAAGATAGAAGCCTGTACACCCTGACCTAAGTCAATCCATACTGTAGATAGACTACCTGTATAAGGATTATAAGTATGTACCGCAGAACCTGAGTAATCTACATCCCAGTAACCTTCATAAGTAGCTACTCTACCTGACTGTTGCCCTACTAATAAGCCATACTCTGCAGTATAAGACATAGAAGCTGGGTGTCTGTCATCAGCCCAGTGCCACTTAGTAACTCTAGGTGACTCTGTGAGCACAGGACTCTCTTTAGTAGAAGTATATGTTAAATCAAATACGTAAGTTACATTCTTATCTACAAATGATAATAGGTATAACCCTTCATCAAACATATAAGTAGACTTAACATTCGTACTATCTTTAATGTTAGAGATTAACTCATCTTTAATAGTAGGAGATAATTCCTTTAGAGGTAGCTTATCAAAGGTAGCTGTTCTAGTTAATGAACGTAAGCCAGTGTCCGATAAGAATATAATATCATCAGCAACTACTTGAATAGAGTCTCTTGAGACACACCCAATACCTTCAACCACTTCATCTAAAGCCATTAAGGCTGTGTTAGAAGCTGTGTTATATAGGATGATGTTCTCTTTACCGAAGATAACTAACTTACCACCGAAAGGGTAGATAGCTACAATCTCGTCTTTACCCCATACTGTCTTTAAATCAATATAACCAGCATCTGTAGTTGAAGTAGAGTGCCACCACTGAGACTCATCTAAGAGTGCTGAGTAGTGAATAATATCATTCTCTTCTGTAATGCCACCTACCCATAGTCTACCGTAGTAGCCTAATGCACAGCTAGGGTCAAAGGTAGTTAGACCTTCAGGAAGTACACCACCCTCCCAAGCAACACCAGAGCCAGTGCCTGTACCAGTAGCAGTAAAGCATAAACCTACTGTATTACTAGCAGCACCAATCAAAGTGAAGTCTGTAGTACCTACTGTCTTAATTTCATATCTAGTACCTACAACAAAAGAACCAGCATTAACTGTAGTTCCTGTAGCTGTAGTATCCACCACATTTTCTAAGTATTCCCAATCAGTACCATCAAAGATGATAGGCTTAATGCCTCCATCCTGTACTCCTAGTAACTTATTATTAAAGTTCTGCCACTGCCAATCTGAAGTAGTGACTCCTGCTGGGGCATAGGTATTAATGAAAGCATTATCTCTATCAGTTAAATCTAACTCAGCGATAGTGCCTGAGTAACTGACATACTGTCTAGTAGAATTAGCATCTTTATATTCAGTGATAGAGCCTACTTTAGCACCTGCACTTAGCGTACCTTGTTTTAGACCCTTACGGAAAGTAACCTTACCACCAGCTGTATAAGTAATATTATCAGCTTTAGTGAACCAAGTATTATCTAGAGCAGTAGCTGTAGTCTGTGTATCTAGACCATTGATACCGATGGTATCTAATGCTACTGAGCCAATTGTCTGTGCGTTAAGCATCTAGGTTACCACCCAATCTCTTTCATACTCCATATTACCAGCATCTAATTGAACTGCAAGGCTCAGGGAATCTCTAGCTTCAGCAGAGATAGCACTAGAAATAGTACCACCATCTTCACCACGTTCAGCTACAGCTCTAGCCCAAGCACCTAATACAACAGGCTGAGAAGGAACTCTTAATACTTGTGATGCTTCTTTTAATTCTGTCTGTGCGCCTACCACATTCACTGAGATAACTTGAGTAGCATCAGGTACAGGATAGAAGTCAATATTGAAATCAGGTTCTCTCGAAGAGCTTGCTTGTGAGATGCCATTGAAGGCATAACTAGTAGGCTCACCTGATGCGATAGAAGATAGAGGGAATACTTGTTGATTCATCCACTCATTAGGTACCTGCTTTAAGACAGTACCTGTGGTTTGATTGATTACATCTAAGACTGTGAAGGAAACACCAGCACCACGTAAGGCATCACCTAAAGTGTACTGCATATTGCCACTCTTAGTCGTAACATTGAAAGACTCTCTAAGAGCATTCCAACTATGGTAGCTCTCTACATTCTTCTTAGTATCATTAACCAACTCACCGATTAACTTTTGGTAGTCAGTAACAGTATTAGAATCATATAAGTCTCCTGACCAGTCGGCAGGGATAGTGTCTTCTCTTAGTCTTCTTAAGACTGAATTAATAATCTCTCTATACGTCATCTATAATCCTTCCTATATGTATATATTATACCACATTTGTCTCTATTTGTCAAGTGCCAACTTGATTGTTGTCAACAGTAGACTTGTATTTATTTTTAGCTTTAGCGTACCCTTGTCTTCTAGTGAGCCAAGGTACTACAATGTTAGTGATTAGTAGAAATGCTAGGAAGCCATATAAGATGTCTTTACTCCACGCCTCTGCTACGTATGCCACTGCTTGTTCTTTCGTCTCTATATCGGCAACCTTGGGCTCATCAGGCACTAGTTCATCATATGCCATAGCAGTAAGACCAACAGTAACTCCAGCAATAGGACCGCCTAATAGATAAGCAGTCCCTGTAGAGACGGTTGTTTTACCTAGGTTTCGTAGGTCTAAGGAAGCACAGCTAGTCAGTAACATCAGTGATATGAATAGTGTTGTTAATCGTATCATTTGTGCCTCCTAATCGTATCACTAAGCAACTACTTTACTAGCCGCCTTAAAGGCAGCAAAGAATCCAAACTCTTGTAGAGTGAAGTACACAATCATACCGACTGCAATATACTTTATCTGATTGAGGGTATCCTGAATAGCAGTTAGGTGTACATTCATATCACCCATCTGAGCGAATAGTTTAGCTATCTGCTCATCGTGACGGGCTGATGCCTGCTCTAGTCTGTCTAATCTTTGTTCCACAATTACTTGTAGAAAGCTAGAGTAATCTTAGTGGTCGCTGGTGCAATGATGTTCAATGCTGTCACACCTGATAGAGTTCTAGTACCTGGGTTTAAATCTACTGTGTCTGCATTGATTGAACCTGTAGGTACTGTAGCTGCACTGCCATCATAGCGTACATAGAAGTCACCGTTAGCACTGAAGACTACTACACCTGCTCCTGTAGGAACTGTCACTGATTGATTAGTTGTAGCCGCTAGTTCACCTGCATAGTATGTATCTGATGCATTGATAGCACCTGTAGGTGAGCGGTAGTCATCTCTTCTTATTAAAATCTCGTTCATTACTTAGTCCCTCTTGTGTGTGCGCCTATTTTTTGTTTGAATGCTTTCATTTAATTCTCCTGAGTTATTGTCTAGTTCCCTGCTGGGAAGATAATTGATGTTAAGTTCACTGGACCTGCACCAGTTAATAAAGTCACGTCACCCGTTGTAGCTACCTTTAGTTCAGCAACTGCTGCGTTGCCTACTGCAGCAAACACAGTATCAGCACTAGGTCTGAAGTGTTCAGGTAGAGTCATAATAACACCAGAACCACCAATTACTCTGCCTGTCACATAAACGATACCCTCTGGGGTTTTCTTATAGCCTACTTGAATCCAAGGCGAGCCATAATGGTTGACCCAACTGTTTAGTAAAGTTGGTGTCGCTTGTTCACCTTCTCTAGAAACACAGAACAAACCTCCTTTTATTTTGCCTGGTGTGTAAACTTCCTCAGCATAAGGAAACGCCTCTGATGGTTGTAAAATAATATTAGGCGTTGTCAATACAAAGGCAGGATCAGCCCAGAATGTATAATGGGTTGCTCCTGATAAAAGGTCAAAGCGTGATCCAGTGATATTTAAGCCTTTAAAATTACAAGCAACGCTTGATGTTAATTTAAATCCATAAGTCGGGTCTCCACCAGTAAGTCTTTCACCACTACAAGCACTAAATGAATATGGGCCTATAATTTGTGCATCAGTCGCATTATTAATTTGAATATACGAGCCTTTATACGAAGTTAGATATGCGCCATAGAAGTTCCAACTGCCTGTTGATTCACCTGCTTCAATGTAAATACAAGCAGCATCAATATCTGATGAGCTATTAACAATATTCAAATGATGAATATTTCCAACAAGATTAGTTGAAGTAACAAAACTATCTACAGAAAGGTCATCTGCCTCACTAGTGTAAAAACCATATTTTGATGTGGATGCCCCACCAAGATTCCACATATATAAACCTTGAATGGTATTTACCTCAGAAGCAATAGAATAAAAAACTGCTTCACTGAAGTAGCCTTGTATTTTCACGTTCTCAATATGATGGTGTCCTGCTGATGCAGAAGTAGAGCGCCCTAACGCAATACCTGTTTTTGGGTATGTTGTTGTATCAGTTGCTAATGCAATATCCTGTATTCGACAGAACCCTGCGCCTTTTAAATTAAGAATCGCTGGCCCAGTGTGGTATGCTTTAATTATTGATGCGTTTCGTCTTCCTTGACCAGAAAGGGAAACGCCAGAAGGAAGGTTTAATTGTGAAGTTGTTTTATACGTTCCTTCTGGAATAATAAGCATCCCCTCTGTTGCACCAACCGCATCAATAGCATCTTGAATAGCAACAGTATCATCTGTAACACCATCGCCCACAGCACCAAAGTCAAGAATATTAACTGGTGCGCCACTTGTCATTCTGTTTGTTGCTTTAGTTAAACTCATTATGCGTTCTCCAGTGTTTCAATTCTTGCGACTGCTTCTTGTAATGCGGCTACTAAGAGTGGTACAATTTTACTTTGATCAATACCCTGATAGTCTGGAACACTACGAGTACCTATAACAGCTTCAGTTACGACAGTTTCACCATCCATTACTGCTGGTGTTACTTCGTATTCCTCGTCAACCATAGCATCTTTAGTGCCGTGAACAGCCTCTGGAACTACTTCTTGTGCTTCGTGAGCAAGGAAGCCATCAACTACTTTAAGAGGTTCAGAG